TGCCCAAGCTTGTCTAGCTCGCCTCTGGTTTGGGCAATTTCACGCTTGTACTTTTCGATGGCTGCAGCGTTTGCCTGTACCGTAGCCGCCGGGGTGTTACGCCCAAACGCAGCCTGCCTAGCCTCAGCAGCAGCCAGTGAAGTACCAAGGTCAGTGAGCTTATCGTTATAGTCCTGAATCTTTTTAGCTGCCTCAGGGGCAACCTGACCAGGGCCAGCAACAGCAGATGCAATCTGTAGCGAAAGTCTCTGTAGTGCAGACGCACCTTCCTCTGGATTGAGGCCTGCCGCAATCACTGCAGACGAGAATGCGAGCGTATCCTGAATGCTGAACCCTAGAGCGTGGAACGTGCCCGAAATCCTCTTGGCTACATCCTGAATTTGCGCCTCTGAACCTTCCATATCGTTACCAAGAGCAACGATAGTTGAGCCGAGATTTTCAAACTGATCAGAACCAACCTTGTTTAGCGTCTTGATAACCGACAAGTCCTCGGCAGCAGCGGTTGAGGATTGATCGGTAGCGTTGGCAAACCTGGCTGCGAATGTCGTAAACGCACCAAGTTGCTCTTTGGGAATACCTAACTGGCCCGCTACCTTTGCAGTCTTGGCTAATTCGTCTGCGTCAAAGCCACCACCCTGAATAGTTTTGCTTGCATTGAGTAACTCTTGCCCAAGATCCTTTGTCTCATCGGCAGTCAGGTTCGCAGTCTTCCTGACGCCCTGCATGTTGTCTTCAAACGTTGCGCCAAACTTGGCTACAACCCCAACGCTCGCAACAATCGGAGCAGTAACGCCTTTGGTCAGGTCGCCACCGGCGGATTGCAGGTTTGCGCCAACTCGCCTGATCTGCTGAGAAAACTGGTTGATAGCATTGATCGCACCTGAGGCATCAGCCCCAACGGTGACGAATAGCTCTGCTACCGGTACCGGCATCTAGTTAGCCACCACCAAGGCTCTTGCTCATGCGCTTGGCCCTGGCCCTGCTTTCGGCTCGTTTACGCTCACGCTCACGCTCCTGATGCTCAAGGGTATAGAGCGCAATCCAGTGAGCAAACTCGTTACCACTCATAGATGCCACTAGCTGTGCCCGGGTCATGCCTAGCTCACGTGCCATCTGATACTCAAACCTCAGCGTCGGGTTCCTCTTCAACGCTTTTGGTGGCATCACTGACTGCCTCGTCAGACAAGCCAGAGGCGCGCATGATTTCCTTGAGCACAAAGCTCATTGCAGCCATGCTCTTTTCTTGGAGCTTGCCGTAGTCAGCCATCGTAAACTTCGGCTCTACGACACCCTCGATAAACAGCATCGCCTCAAGAGCCTCGTTATCGATCTCTTGCTGTTTGGTGACGATGTTGGTACGGGTTGCCCTCTTGCGTAGCTCACCCGCTTGCCGTTGCGTTAGCGTACGGATCTTGACTGCACCGTTCCACTGCTTTACGAACAGAGTCTTTTCCTCGATATCGTCAGCAGCGAGAACCTCAGCAGCACTGAGAATCCGTACGCTATTGCTTTCCTCAACGATAGCCATGTGCCCGTCCTTTCGGGGAGATGGGTTATGTTCCAACGCTCTATGCGTCGGTGATGGTGCCTACTACTGCCATCTCGGCAGTCCAAGTGGCCGTGTCATCGCCTGGAGTGTCAACCTCGTATGAGGCCAAGTATCCTGACCCTGATATCGTTCTGGTTCCACCACCAGAGCCAGCAGGCCGATAGGTGAACGTCTGGAGCGCCGGGGTAGCCGCGAGCATCATTGCGCTCAAGATGCCATCAACTACCGGGTCGTAGCCACCCTCAAGCGAGATCGTGCCCGAGTAAGGCCCAACCAATCGGGAAACCGGCTGCCCACCGATTGGGTTGATATCGTTGATATCACGCTCAATCGAGATGTTCACAGACGTTGTGTACTGTGAAATATCGTTGCCACCAATGCTAAAAGTGGCGATAGTACCTGGGCTAAATGGCATCTGCCTTCACCTCTGCTTCGGTTGATGTTTGAGCGAGCGGTGTTGCCGGTAGCTCAGGTAATGTTTGGCCGATAGTCCGGAAGCTACGCCTGGGTAAATGCCACTTCACTTCAATGGCCCGGACCACGATATTGAGGCCACGTAGAATTGTGCGCCAGAAAGGATCGTCCATCTTTTCGTTGGCAATGGCATGTGTGACGATGCTTAGCCCTCGCCTGATCTGTATCCAAAAGTCCCGCTCATCCCGCAACATCAGGCAATCGGTTGATACCTGACACGGTAAAACCCACCAAGATAGACGGTTGGTACACCATTCTCTTGATCTTTCCTCTGGTGGGGTTGCTCGCGGTTACATGAGGCAATCCTGATATCCCTGACTACGATGCCGTTATCAGGCACAGTTGCTAGCAACGTATCGATACGATCTGCAATCGGCTCAACAGTCGCGTAGCTAGAGCCACGGTCTACTGCCCTGACCAGATAGATGCCATTGGTAAACCGCGAGCGGAACGTGAGCACTTTGTCAGAACCACCAAGAAACGCGAACAGCAACAGCGGAAAGGTGGCCCCCTGCGGTGCCATCTCGCTGTAGATCCTGCCGCCAACAAGTGAGTTTACGCTCGCGTTGTTCTTGAACAGCGAGTACATCCACTCGTTGATTCTGGTGATATCTGCGCTCATCCAAGTGCTTGCCTTATTGCATCGGTCATATCGTTCTGGAACTCGGATCCGATGCTCTCAGCGGCTGGACGCAGGAAGCTTTGTGGTGGCTGAAATACCGTCCCTTCCTCTTGAAAGATGCCGTAGTGAGCAGCAACACCAACCACCACCACATAAGCCTTATCTGTTACATCCTGTAGCGAAATCACAAACTCAGGATGGATCTCGTCTAAGGCTTCCATATCAGGGTTTAGCCTCTCAGCCTGACCGACCCTGGTGTCATACGTGCTTGCATCTCCGTCATTGACGTAGATACTGGCTCGCAAAGCCCCGGTATCTACCGGCGCTAAGGACTCTGCAGCGAATGCCAGCGCATCGGCATTGAATGCCGTAGTCTGCTTGATAACCCTTGTCAACAAGGCTGCAACCTGAGCGGTCCTATCGACACGAATATCAACATGGACAGTTGCACGAAGGCCGGCGACTTTAGGCAACTATGACGTACCCATGGTGGTGCAGCGAGCCGTAATCGACGTACCAGAAGTCCAGTTGACTTCTACCGTGTTGGTAGCACTGTTGAACAGCGTGGTATCGAACGGGCCACAGACCTTGGTAGCCGATGCAGCCACAGCCACAGCCAGGTCAGCGATAGCGTAGGTAGCCGCGCCAACGCTGTACGTGCCGTTGGTGACAAAGGTTGCCGTGATGCTCGATGCAGACGAGTTGGTAATCTCGATGATCGTGCGCCCAGCGTTTGCAAACTCGTTACCGTTGGCTGCATCAACAGCCGCCGGGGCCGATTGCACACTGCCAGACGCCGATGATGTGACTGGAGTAAACGGGGAACGTGCCATGTGCCTTTACCTCACTTTTTCTTGAGCACGCTGGCAGACACCACGCTACCGCAGGTCGGACAGACTGCTGAACTCTGAAACCTCATGCACTTTTCACAAGGCCAGTCCTCGCGCAACTCGTCAACAGGCTTCGGGTTGCCACAGTGGACGCACTTGCCGGGATCCTCGGTGGTCGTTTCTGCGCTTGCTTCCTGCTTTTCAGCCATGAGCGTAAATATCCTTTCTCACGTGATCTCTTGCGCGGTTACTCTGCGCGCTAGCTCGAAACTTCCCGACTCAAAGCTCACAACCTCAAACGTCCTACCCTCAGCAGGCACATACAGCCGGTCGGTTGGCCGGATATCGGTTCCCTTGGCAAACACAAACGTCCAGACCGTTACCGTCAACACCTGAGTAGCGTTCTCTCGTTCAACCGGCGTGATACCAGTCCTGTAAAACGAGCATGGGATAGCCGCCAGGATCGAATAGGTATCGGTTTGCCCACCGGTGTTATCAACCACCGACACCTTGCGGTACACCTGAACAGTCGCATTGAACGTGCGCTCAATGATCCTTGAGCCCTTGGTAAAGTGCCTCGGGATCGGCATCAGGTAACGTACCCACTGCCCTTGCGGTACAGGTCTACGATCTCGCCTGCCCGGGGAGGAAGTCTCCTGCCACCAATGGTCACACTGACCTCGTTGCCTAGCTTGTAGTTCTGCACACCAGGCATCGTGAGATCGAGTATCGGCATGGCGTCAGTCTCAGCCGCCATCATCGTTAGCTCGCGGATCGGTGGTGGGCAGTTGGCGAGCGTACAGTAGCTGAACTTGCCGGTCAGCCTGATGGAATTCTGGTAGGACGGAAAGTAGTACCGGCCTGCGTAGAACGCCTTGGTGATCTTGGTATAAGGCCGACCATCGAGCGCAGCATTGTTGGGCTCTAGGTAGTAGTCGGTGCCCAGTACCCAGGTGTTCTCAAACACCCCGTTACCATCGGCGTCAGTCTCAAGGGTAGTCAGGCTCAGGATATCGTCAGGTGG